TTCCAGAGCTCGGACGACATCGATCGACTGCAGCATGGCTGCATCCCATTATCAGTGTCAGAGCTAGGCCGTAAAGTTTCACAGAATGTTACTCTCGATCATTCGAAGGGTTTCATTGTATGCATTCTCAGCCTGTCCAAGCTTCATAACTGCATGTTCATCTTCTGGATCACCTGAGTATGTAAAGTGGCGGCATGCATAAATGTCTCCGCCGGCGATGGCATTGCAATTGAATACATACTGGCCGCCCGGTCCTCGGGGGTCATCTTCATTCCACGGCTCATCATTGATTGACAATGCGAAATCACCTATTAACTTAAACTTCAACTGTCTCACTTGTTACTTCCTAGCATGTTCTCTTGTCTCCGTGAATTACTTTGACTACCGGGAATCTCAGGCTGAATGTGCCGTTTTGATTTTGGCTCTCTTCAAAGTATTGCACGGTAATCACTTTGTTTAAAATATGTGTTGGTCGGTGGTAAAATTCTTTGCGCTGTTCGATGGTGAATCCGCTTCCGACCCTGACCGTGTTTCCTTTGTGCTCGATCATTACTGCTGACAGCATTTCTTCTTCGACCTCTCGGCCGTCGACCACGTAGCGGAAGGGTCCGGTGGCGATATCCTTCACACGATATTCAGCGTCATGCATTGTCTTGACCTTCAGGATGTCCTTTGAGCGTTTGCCCTTATATGGAACATCGAGGCGGAGCATTAAACCTTCCCATCCAGCATCCTGTGAATCCTGTCGCCACTCCTGGAAGTGATTGTCGCCAGTGATCTGCTCTTGATGAAGGACCGAGAGCATCTTTGCATCGTCGCCGATCACAGAACGTAGTCGGCCGAGTCGCGTAAAGAATGTGTCGCCTGAGGTTCCTTGCTGGAAGTCGAGCAGATCGATCAGGTCGAATGCTTGATACAGACCGTTTGTGATCGTGTGATCCTTGCGCCGGATCTGCTTCATGCAGTTCTGGAAATCTTCGTCACCGTTTTCATCGATGATGCACATCTCGCCGTCAAAGACCACGTTCTTCATGTTTAGTGCTTCGATCTCTTCTTCGACCTTCCGCAAAGTTTGGAACTGCTTGCCGGAGCGTGCCCATGAGGTTGCTCGACCGTTCTCATCGACGATCACCAGACAACGAACACCATCCAGCTTTCGTGATACCATCCACTGCTGGCGTTCGAAGTCAACCTTCTTTGCTGTCTTCTCATCGTAAGATCCTGCAAGAGCAACATCAAACGTCGGAATCAGGTTATCGCACGCACGGTTGATCAGCTTCTCTGACGCACGGATCTTGAGGTTGCGGTCAAGGATTAGATAGACCAGCTCCTCGTTCTCCGGGTTGTCGCGGATATATGCATTGACCTGCGAGATAGCGTCGTGGCCTGTGATCTCACGTGCATTCAGATCCTCAAGCAGATCGAACAGATCGAGGTAGTCGCATGTCTCAGCACACAAATCCTTGCGTTTCCTGACATTGTCAGGCCCAACGTGGAATTGCTTGTATTTATTATATGTCCAGTAGAGAACTCGTCGAGTTGTGAAATCGACTGACTCCAGGATCGCGATCTTATCAAGGACAGATGACGTTTCCGCCATCGATGTCATAAAGTCTTGGGTTCTGAGGAAGCTCATTATATCTCCGTGTGATTGTATTATAACACAGGGATGCGAAGTTTACACAATTACTTCAGCTGGGTTAATGTGCCTTTGTGACCCAGGCCGGTGATCGGGAATTCCTTTTCAATGATCTTGAGACCTGGACCTGCGCTCTGGTCTCTGGGATCCTTCAGCTTCTTCTTTGTAGGCTCGGGCGGAGTTTGCGCCGAGTTCATTGAGATGATGCTCTTGATTGACTTGATCGGGAATGTGCACCTGAATGGTGTGCCTTTGAATCTGAGTGTTGCTTTGACTGAACGTGTGTTTATCTCGATATCAATTCCCGGATAATCCCACGCAAGGATGAAGACCGTTGGGCCCACGTTCATGAATGATACTGGGACTTTGACACCTCGATGCCCAGTGTCGATGATGACGCGGATCTTGCCAGTGTCGAGTTGCTTTTCTAGCTCAGCCTTGATTTCTTTATTAGTCATGCAGGTAATTATAAAGTTTGGAGGTATGCAATTAGGGCTGTTATTTCTGCATCAGGAATCTTTATAAATTTCTTTATAGGATCTGGGTGAATTGGAAGTATGTGTGTTGCCATCTCTGTTGACGGCTTGACTGATTGTGGATCTGTTAGCCACTTTCTCAGATTGTCAGGCGTGTTTGGCAGTGTTCCTGCAATTGTCTTTCTATGAGAGAACCCAATTAAATGCGGTGCATTATGCATGCCTGCAGTATGACATGTTGAACAATTTACTGTTCCGTCGCCATAAAAAATTGCCTTTCCTCTTTCAGATAAAGTTATACCGGATATAGTGTCAATATTTGCTGAAGTTTTTGCTTCCACCTCTGGGATTGCAGGCGTGCAAGATGCTATTAAAAATAAGATTGTTAGTCTGGTTGTCAATTGAAAAACCTTTCTGGCTGAAGTTTTCTTTTAATTATTAAGATTTATTATAGTCTTGTATGACACTTTTCAAAATATCGTAAAACTTTATGGCGCCCTTTGCGCAATTCTCTTTCCATTGATTAGCTGCATTTTCATCTGCGCCATCTGTGATATATTTGTATGATACGAAATCGACGCTAGATAGATGGCATGATTTTGCTATGGCATATGCTTCCATGTCTACTACGTCGCATTCTAGTTTATCTGACGCAGCCACGAAGTTATCTCCGGTTCCACACACCATATTCATATTACCACTCGAGGAAAACTCTATGACTCTGGGTATGTCTTCTTCGAAAGGTGTAATGCCGTAGCCAAATCCAAGTGCATCAATATGCATGTCTCTTTGAATAAATTTATTACAATCAACTAATGTATGTGGTTTGATACTGTGACTTCCGGCGGTGCCAAAGTTGATGATGAGTTTAGGCTTGTATTGCTCAATGGCCTTTGCAGTGGTGAGAGCAGCATTAACCTTACCTACTCCGCTATAAATCACTGGAAGAACATCATCAAAAAGATCTTGTGTTTCATCTCTTAGAGCGCTGATCATTATGATATCAGTCATACGTTACTACACATTTCGTGTCAAGGCTTCTATCATGAATAAACCTCAAGTCAATAAAGCAAAGTGAATCAACAACGTCATACCCGCAATCCTTTGCAAGTTGTTCTGCAGCAGTCAGGGTTCCGCCAGTAGCAACTACATCATCAACAATTACGACGCGACCGGAGCCGGCTTGCATTTCTAAGCTATCTGTGCCATACTCCAATGAATACTCAACTGACTTTACGGGCGGCGGAAGTTTTCCGGGCTTTCTTGCTAATATTACTCCCTTGCCAAGCTTGTATGCCAATGCTGACGCAAAGATATATCCTCGTGATTCAATACCTACGAAAGCATCGATGGTGTCAATATCAACGAGCTGCTCGGCCATTGCATCAATTAGCTCAGGAAACTTATCTGTCCCCAGTATTGATGTGATATCTTTAAATCCTACGCCGGGCTTGGGCCAATCATTAACTTCTCTAATTAAGCTTTTGAAATTTATCATATATCTTCCTTGTTTTACAGAAGATTATAACACAAATAGATGATTTGATTACCGATTAATAATAATCGTTACCGTCGTCGAAGTGCAGTGCATAGTGATCATCTACTGTGTCATCGACCTGCTTTTGCACAATCTCTTTGATGATTACGGGTAGGATCTCTTGGACCTTCTTTGTGACCTCTGCGATTATTGCCTGCCTTAGTTTTTCATCTATTTTCATTTTGGATTCTTTTCATTTCTCTGAGTATTATTTGGTTTAGCTGGGCTGGTGTAACTTGGCGGGATTCACTAACAGCAGAAGAAGCGGGTGTAATTTTTATGTCAGGATTTCCCGGGGTCGATATAGTTGTTTTGTTTTTACCTCTGAGATCTTTGGCATTCTGTATGAGGTCGGCCCATGTAATATTTGTTGTGACTGTTTTAAACAAAGCAGAACCGGTTATTTCAATAGAGTCTGGTTTACCAACGATTTTTTTAAAGCTCATATTATTAAAGCTCATATTAGATCCGAATACTGTGGCCTTGTAAGGCTTTCCGTCTAGAATTAATCGATCTTCAGTAACTTTCATTTTCATACCCTCAATATCAAACTCTTTATTCATGAGATTGCCTTGCGGATATTTTAATTTCTTCTTTGCTGCGGGCTCTTTAGCTATCTCTTTTTCTTTTTTAACAACTTCGGGTTCTTCTTCTTTTTTAGTCTTAGCATCTGATACAGTTCCGAAATACGGCATCTTAAGCTCAGATGCCAATATATCTGATTCTTTCTTTGCTAGATCATCGACCTTTTCCCATGAGCCTAGCTTATCATATATTCTTTCAGATAAGTCTAGAGCCCGCATTTGAATTTCTCGAGGAAGAGATTTATTAAAAATTAGTTTTAGTGCTGCATCCAGACGAGCTGACGCTCCCGAAATGGGATCATCAGATAACTGCATAAAGCTATAGCCCATATTGATCGGCTTGTAGATTTCTTTGTCATATTGTTTTGATATGATTTTTTTAACTGCATCTCTAAACAGCGACTTTGTATCATCGTTTTCAGCGAAGCTCTTTATATATTTTTTAACCTTCGGGTCAATTCCCGTGGTATTATTTTTAATATAGTATCGAAGTGATCCTCGAGGAAACGTGTTATCAATCTTTTGATCTTTACCGCCTATTCCGTCTTTTTTGGCCTTCTTCTTACCTCTAATTGTTGGGTCTTGCATCGGCTCTTGATCTGTAAAGTCTAGCTTAGATTTCTTCTCATGCTTCTTCTCAGCTTCAGTTACCCGCTGGCAAATTAAATCTGCACCGCCGAGTGTCTTTCGAAGAATCTCCCAGGAATCTTGCCCTTTGAGCTTTCCTCTTTTCCAGATGTATTTATCTTTTTCTAGTGTTCTTTGTCTTTGGCCGGCGGTTATCTTCTTCCACTTATTGCGAAACTTTCTTTTTGCGAGCTTAGAAAATCCCGTTACTTTAAACTTTATACCCTCGGGATCATCGCATGGATCTCCGACAATTGTATATTCAAACGGGTCACCTTTCATCTTGTCACGAAATGGGCCGCGATCGGCAGACATAATGCGGGAATCTTCAGATTTTAGCTTTCGTTTTTTTGATACAGATTTCTCATCTTGTTCTGACAGCAATTGTTTAATTTCATTTTGAACTATGTTTCGAAGTGTTGTATTCATTTACTTGCCTGCTAGCTTAAGGCTTTTTTAAATTCTTTTGCTCCGGCGCCAATTCTTTTCTCGAGCTTCGCTTTCATGTTATCTCTATTGTCTTTATTAGTTCGCTGGAGAATTCCTTTATAGCCTTTAAGAAGTCGATTATAGTGATTTATAAGCTTGATTCCGCGGGCTTCAGCAACATCTAGAAGTGTCGCATGGAGCTCAGATATTCTTCCTTCTTTTTTTGACTTTTTCGGAAGTGTTGACAAAACATGCATTGCCATGTCTTTGTTTTTTATTTTATTGTTTAAAAACAAATAATTGATTCCATCAAGAACTGCTTTTTTGATTCCTTCTTTATTGAGATAGTCTACGTGACTTTGTTTACTATTTCTTTTAATTGGGCCTTTGCTGATATCATAGCCTCGTGCATTCACGCTAGATTCTGCTTCGCTATCTTTACCCCCGACAGACATTTCTTTTTCTTCTGGTTCAGCCTTAGGCGTAGGTGCAGGTTCAGGTTTAGATTTTTTCTTTTTGGGCTTGCCTCTTGACATTCCCATTACTGCTCGTAAATCTATTAAGCGCTTCAAATCATCTGCGATCGGCCCGAATTCCTCTTCTGCGAAATCTCCAGCAGCTTCATTCTCAATTTCAAGAATAAACTCATTAATAGCTTCTGACATTTTTATCATTGTCTTTGGGCCGGCCAAACCGTCGGGCTTTACTCCTAATTGACTTTGCGCTTTTCTAAGCTCTCTATCTGTATTTCTTCCAAAGATTCCATCAACATTGAGCGCGTCTTTTAAATCTTTTTCTAGATTATCTAGATCTATGTCTTCGTCATTATCAACATCGACAATAAAATTAATTGCAGACTGTAAAGTTTTGACATCGTCATGTGTAGGATTATATTTTGCCTCACTAAGGAGCTGGATCTCTTCGTTAATAATCTTTCTTAAGATCTTGCCTGACATTTTCATTTGATTTTTCCTTATTCCTTGTGGCTAAGTTTTTCTTTGAGCGCTACAAGGCGACTCATGCACCATGACCAGCCAGCCTTGACCCAGCTAACCTTCTTATTCCATGACCAGCGAACTGCTCCGCAACCTGCGTCGCAAACGTCTGATGCTGATTCGACAACCTGATCCCATGCAAGGTCAAGGATATCCAATACAAGCTTGAGGGGTGCTGATGCTGCTCTGAGGAGCGGATGTTTGTCTCTGCGTGCTAGCAGCCATGCAAGTGCAATTCCGACCAACAGGCCTTCAAGACGAGGTGCATCAACGTGAAGAACCATCAATAGATCCCAGGCTCCTGCTAGTAATGCGAGGCCTAGTGACCAAGCTGCGATTGCGACGAGGGATACTAGGCCCCATAATGATTGTAGTAGCTCTAACATGATTTAGCCCCCTTGACAATATTGTCTATAATATATATCGCTTTGACTATTAAATGTTAATGCTATTTAAGTCTATTACAGATCCTTCTCCGAGATCGTGAAGACTAAACCACCCTTTGGGTGCTTCAAGCACATACATGGCCGGGCCTTGTGATAGCATCTTCTTCTCAGACAGCGGGTTTCCTGTCTCAATATTCAGTATCTTGCCATGGATGTCAGCAAATGCTACGTCGAGAGGAATGTGTGTGTCCCGCATCCAAAATGATTGCTGGTCTGCCCATGGGAATACGAAGAGCATACCCGTGTCTTGCGGAAGATCAGTTCGATGCATGAGGCCTTGCATTCTTGCTGCGTCAGTATTTGCAATCTCGCAATCAATCTTATGACCTTCGACAGTGATAATTTGATGTGAAAGTAATGCGGGCTGAGCATGCTCTTTAATTATCTTTTTCAAGCTACCCAGAGTGATTTTCATTCTATGACACCCATTCGTTTCATTGTTGCCCAAATTGCATTCATCTCATCATCCCAGTCATCATACCATTGCCAACCTGAGTCTTCTTCGCCGATATCTCTGGCAACTCTCTCTATGTCTTCCAGGAGGTTTCGAGTTCGAAGTGAATGATTGTCATCCTCGTAAATCTTTGCCCAGTCAAGCGTCGCTTTATACCAATGCCGAAGCTTAAGAAGCGCTTTTTTTCTTTCGTCATCATAAAGCGGCCACGTATCCATTGATATCATGGATGCTAACGCTGCGATCATATATTGTCTTCTGAATCAAATAGTTCGTGCCTAAAATTTGATCTTACTTTAATAAAGTTCTTAAACCTTATGTTCTTTCTAACTCCCACATATGCACCTTCGGGTTTAACTAACTCACCGGTGATGTTGATATCTGAAAAATCGATTGATGTTTTCTTTCGATATGAAATTTTATCTTCTTCTCTTTTGACATCGGAGGCTTTTGCATCAGAGATCGTGCTAAAAAATAAGATAGTTAGCAAAGCTGCAATCAAGTATATGAATGAATTTTTCCTAATAGTGTTTTTCATAATATTGATTACGGCATTTTGATCATAAGATCACCAGACATAAACTTGTCTGACAATTGTGTTGGCTCTTCAATATCAAGGCTAGCGCCAGATCTGTCATGAATTTTAATTATCACTGGTTCGAGACCTTGCTTACCGCCAACTTTGACTTCGACTTCTTCGGGGCTGGATTTTACTATTTCTGCATCATCACCTTGACCCATTGCGCGGGCGACGGCCAAACGATCTTCTTCTGTGATACCTACATCAACTTTGGTATCTCCGATTATCATACGTAAAGCATCAGCTACTGCAGCATCGCTTTCTTTATCGCCGGCAACTAAGTTAATTGTGGGCATTTCGACCTCTGCAGGAGATAAATCTGCTACACCTTTGCGCCCAATAATCGGTCCATCTGTCAATAGAGCGCCCATAACATCTTCTGACGGCCACTCTTCAGCCTCAAGTGCAGATGCAAGTGCTGCGTAAGTTTCAGGACCTGCAACACCATCAACGGTAAGATTAGCATCTTTTTGAAATTGTGCAATAGCATTTGCAGTCTCTTTGCCGTAAATTCCGTCAGGCTTAGCTGAGTTTGGCTTTAATGTATTTAGCGTAGCTTGCAGTGTTACAACATCCTCGCGAGTTGGATTGCGTGCCTCAGTAAGAATCTTTTTAATTTGTGTTCTTATGATTCGTCGAACTTTTTGCTCAGCTAAGACTGTTTTGACCTCTTGGTTTTCAGATGGATCTTTAGCTTCGTTTAAAACTCCTGCCATCTTTAGCCAGCGATTATCATTATTATTACTCATTTAAGATTGTACTCCTTTTGTCTTGTGACAATATTATATATTTCTTTATACTTTAATTGTTATTTTATCTTTGTTTCTTTTGGAATAACATCAATGATGATCGAAGCATTCTTGGGCATGCTCGGAATTCCTAGCATTGATGAATAGAGTTGTCGCTGTATAAGGTTAACATCTCGATCATTTCCTGCATTTGAGCCGGTTGATACATGGCAATCCATTTTAAAGCCGTCAGTAGTATAATGAACATCATCAGGCTGGATCACTATTTTATCATCAACAAACCCACCTTTGAAAAATGTTTCATAAAGCTTCTTTGCATCTCGATCAGAGCGTATTGAAATTTCATATGGCAATGATCGAGTTCGATCAACATATCCCGCAGCAGCATGTGGGATATTTGTGCTTGCATTCTTATAATCAACACCCATCCTAAACATTTGGCCCACACCACCTTGTGTAGGATCAATTCTTCCTACACCATATGCTGACACAACTTCATTAATATATTGCTTAATAATATTGGTGCCTGGGACTTTAGATTCTGACATGCTTTTCTCGGGTTTTCTAAATTGTTCTGGTATTGTTGCTTCAAAAAGCTTTAAAAACTTTTCATCATCGCTTATTACACTTTTAAATTTATCAGCAACAGAAGTAATTTCATCTTTTAAGCTTTCATATGATTTTAGGCGACCTGTAGTATTACTATGTTTGTGTGCTAAATTCCAATTTTTTCCACCTTTTCTTATTTCAAAGTGAAGATGGGGACCTGTAGTGCAACCAGACATACCCATTAAACCAATTGCTTTTCCGGGCTCAACAAGGTCACCTACTTCCGGAAAAATTGAACCTTCATGAAGGTGTGCAAAAAATAGTGTTAAATTTTGATCTCCAACCGAATAGATTGGTTTGATTTTTATATAATTTCCGGCTGCAGTGCCGGGTGGGCACTTATCTGTTTTTAAATTATAAGATTTTTTACCATCACGTATATCAGCAACAACTCCATATACAGAAGAATAAACTGTCGTTTTTCCAGATTCACCTAGAGGATCTGTTCTTATATCGATGCCTCGGTGCGTATTATTAATCTCTTTTGGCTTTCCGTCTTCGCCAACAATTGTAGTTGTTCTTGAACCGTACGGTGACGATATCTCCATTTTTTTAGCAGGAGGAACTACTTTGAAAACTTTTTTAATAAATTGATTTTTAAGAGAAAGAAGATTGTTAGCTGCCTCATTAATTGTAAATGTCTCGAGATCTTTGATTTGATCTTTGGCGCGTGTTTGCTTATCATCATTTGGATCTTCTGGATCGTTTACTTCAATATTTGATATATGTACTATTCTTATTTCAAAATAATCATTTGAAAAATTATTATCATCTTTGTCATCTTTTATATCGGGAGATGTATATCCAATAATTTCTCCTTGTCTTATATTCTCCCCCGGCTTGATTTTGTTTGTTTTTTCGCCTAAGTGCATATAAACAGCAATGTATTGAGATATTGTTTTTTTATCTTTGCTTTGAACATTGCTAAGAATTTCTATGAAATTTCCTTTTTCTTTTTCATTTCCTATTTTAAGAACAAAACCAGAAAAGATTGCATGTACCGGTACTCCGTGACCTTCAATCTTATATATTTTTTTTGTATCATCTGACAGGCTTGGGGCAGGCATTCCTAAGATTGGTTCGAATGGCTTCTTTTCATACCTTGACATTGCTAAAATTTCAAGCGATTTTTGTTTTTCAGCTGCGTGAGGTAGCCTATTATTAGAAAATTTTTTCACGCTCAATGAGTCAGATTCTTCTTCCTCATCTTCGTCTTCGCTAGATGAAACATCTGCTTTGATATTTTTAAGGAAGGTGCTTAATTGAGATTCTAGCTTTTTGCTTGCAGACTCTTCTTTTTCGCTTATAAGTGAACGTCCCTCATAAATCCGCTCAGGGCCCACATTGTATGCAAAGGATTTAAGCATTGCACCTGCTCTTGCATTTGCCTCATCCTCGATATCACCGCCAACATCTTGGACAACTGCTTCAAGTTCGCCGTTTACATTTTGCTTATGATGAACCAGCTCGTGTGCAATTGATCTAAGCACATCACCGAAGTGACGATTCTTGCCATTCACTGTGATATACTGACTGTTCGGATCGTATTGTGCAGTTGTCTTTAAACCAGCTTCATCTCGCCCATTAACAATATCAACGTCACAGGGCATGCATTGCAAATCTTTGCACGTGAAGACAATGAAGTCTTGGAGAAGACCAGTCCGATCTGTAATATGCTCGAGCTCATTATTTATTTTGATTTTCATGTATGACAATCCTTGCTAAGATAAATATTCGTATACAGGGATTTAATCACTAATCTCGAGCAATACTATGCCTTTTTTAAAGCCGCCTCGACTATCATGTTTGGTGGACTTCTCCTCGAGAACATCTTCGATTGTGATCCCCATGTGTCGGCGGAACTCTTCGAGGATCTCAATAACGTCGGCAAATTCCTCTGCACACGGATCCTCGAAGAGCTCATTCACTTCCTCAAGCACTTTCTTCCTGAGGTATGACGTTAGCTCTTTGTCTTTGACCTTCCGGGTCTTGCACTTTTGTCCTGACCTTCGAATGATCTTCGGGATGTTATCGCGGACAAGCTTGTCATATTTCTTCATTTATGCCTCGAGGATATCAATCATTGTCTCGATTGTGCTTGAAGAGTCAATGTTTTTCAATCGAATCTTATAGATACTGAGTGCTGCTTTGAGTGCCTTGGTGTCGAGCTTGTCCTTGAACTCATTGAACAGAATCTTTCGATCCTCCTTGAGCGTCTCTATCTCTCCCTCGATGTTCATAAGCCGACTCATGAACTCATTGATCTCACTTTTCAGTGCCTCTGACATGTTAGCTCCTTTTCATTATTTCTACCTTGTCAGGCGTTGTCATTATCTTCTGTCCGCTAATTAATACTTCTACCCACAGCAATTCATCGAACGGAACGGATGCAGGAAGATTGAGCAAGACGCCGTTCTTCCATACAGGTTCTTTGGCTCCGGAGATATCAAGCTCGTATACAAGAACCTCGACTAGATCGCCAGCTTTTGGTGATCTCAATCGGATGCCTTTGTCTGTAGATTGAATTTCATATAACCCGTCTGTTAGTATGATAGATTATAATTTGAGCTGTGGGAATGTTTATCTTATAAGATCAAGGATTCTTGCTTCAAGCATTTTTTGGCGGGTGTGCAATGCTAGCTCACCCATCTTGATATTGTCCTCGATAAACGCCTTAAGCGCATGATGTGGAGAGGAAATAGCAATGCTTTCAATTCCGCGGTAGCCTGCAAAGATCATGCCTATAATCTCACCATCAGCATTTAAGATTGATGATCCGCTTGATCCAGGCTTTGTAGGCAGTGTATATAGTGCGTAACCTTGCTTGTTGTATCCTGAGAACAAGCCCTTGAACATGAACACCATCTTCGTATTAAATATTCCGAGCGGAGCGGCGATGTTGTATGATTTTTGTGTGCGGACCGGGGGGGTCTCTGATACGCGAACTGGAGCTGGATGATCTCCGATGCCGTGAACCTGTAGCAAGCACATATCATATTGATGATTCATCTTGACGATTGTTGCCGGGTATGATTGCCCATGATACGTAACAATATTCATTCTTTGCGCCTCGACTGTGATGATGACGTCTGGCTTATCATATCTTTTCTTGAAGCCTTGCGCATCACAGCTATGACCTGCAGTCAAAACGTAGCCTACTGTGCTGTCGATCTTGCTTCTGCCTACGAACATACCCGAGGACGCGGATCCGAGCGTTGCAGTTTGACATGCAGAGAGAAGATTAGTTCCGATTGATTTGCATGCCTTGAGGTCTAAAGAATTTTGTATCAATGCAAAAGATTGTCTGGGTAGTTTTTCTTCTACGGTCCTTGAAAGATCTTTAACAGCGCAATAAGATGACGCACATGAAGAAGTCACAATCATGATTATGCATAAAATTATATACTTTTTAAGGTTTTTTATATCCATCAAGTATAAATATAGACGAATTTAGCTTATAAGTCCATATTTATAAATGGCGCGTATGAAGCAACAGGAGCACAAAACATGTTTGCGAATTTAACAAGAGTCCTTTTGATGGGGTCAGTTGTTCTTTCTACCAGCCTCTCGGCAATGGCAAATGATATTGATACCCAGCCAAAAATTACTAAGATTCCACAGATGTGGCATGTAGTTAAAGGTGAGTGGGCAGTAGCAAATCAGAAGCCAAAGATGAAGCACCAAGTCTTTTTTACTGCTGCAGGTTTCAATGCATCTAACACAGAAGTCAAAGCACAATTGATAAAGATGCCTTTTATTACAGTGGAGCGTCAGTCAAGCGAGGGTGAATGATACGGGAAAAGTTTTCAAGACTTTCAATTCTACTCGGTCTATTAATAATAGCCGGATTCACTTACATCATCTCAGCTGACCAAAAGCCTGAGATCATCTTTGCCGCTGAGACCACATACTACATCCCGGGTAAGAACGGTCTTTGTGACTGGGTTGGGTACATTGAGAACGATGTTACTCGGGAACGCGGTAGCTTCTCACGTGTCTTCATCGGCATACCCAAAGCTGAGGTTCGAGGATCTATTGTTGGCGTGCTTGAGGTTCACGGTGACATTGCAGTCCTCTCATATAATTTAACTTCCCAGCAAAAAGCTTTGCCAGTTGTTATGATGGGTAATCTAGGGGGCAAAGACACCCCGATCAAAAGCATTAGGTTTAGATGGCTTAAGAGCTCAGTCCTTACAATTCCTTTTTATAGCTCCCGGGAATCATGTATTAAAGGCATGGAGGAGCTAAAATGAAATGGGCTGCGGTCGTTTCCATCTCAGTGGCATTGCTTCTTGCAGGGGCATGTGAAGATGATAAGCTTATCGCGCTTGACTGCACACCTGGCAGTATTCTATATTGTGACGGTGCTGGCCGGACGTGGGAAGATAAAAAAGTCAGAACCGGAATATGCTCGTGGGGCAAGCAGACATGCTCATACGCTGGGTGGTCAGAATGTGAAGGTGTCACCGACCCGACAGCAGAAGTTTGTGACGGCCTTGACAATGATTGTGATGGCGCAATTGACGAAGACTATCCAGAGCAAGCACAGCTTTGCGGTATGCAAGATGATATCGAATACGGTGTGGGCATATGCAGTCCCGGTGTCTGGATGTGCTATGACGGATACCTGAGGTGCGATGGTCATGCTGGTCCGAGCCCTGAGGTTTGCGACAGCATTGACAATGATTGTAACGGTGTAGTTGATGATCAGCTTCCCAACACTACGATGGAAGTCTGCTATGACGGTCCGCAGGAGACGATTCTTGTAGGTGAATGCAAGCCGGGTATTAGATATTGTGTTGACGGATCAATGGAGTCTGATTGCGTTGGCATGGTTTTGCCTTCCCCGGAACTTTGCGATGGCAAAGACAATGATTGTGATGGTGAGATTGACGAAGGCTTTGACACGGGCAGTGTTGACCTTACGTTTATCATTGATGTGTCCGGATCCTTTGACGATGAGATTGAACGAACCATTTACGGTATTGCTCCTCTGCTCGAAGACGATCTTACACGCAACTTTAAGTTCAGTCTCGTTGTGATTGGCTCTCATTCTATTCCGGGTGCCAACTACCTCGATGGCAAGATGAGATTGATTACAGACTTTGTGCCACGAGATGAGTTCTTGCAACATCTTGAGACTGCGCTAGAGATGGCAAGAAGTCGTGGAGGCGGTGATGAGCCATCGTGGGATGCTATTCGCTATGTCGTTGAGAACACCTTTAGATTATCATTTCGGCCTGGGTCAAACAAGGTTATCATTCTCATGACAGATGAAGAAGGCCAGACACATGATCTAGCAATCCCTCAACACAGAGAAGCAGAAGTAGGAGCCATTGTGGCAAACTCACCATTCATCGTGCACGTATATTCAGACAATGGATTCTATGATAGCTTTGATGATATCTTTAGGGTTCGAGACAACTTCCACCCGCTTGGTGATCATCCTACAACCAATGAGGTATTTGAATCCTTGCGCAGGATCTTCCTCAATATCTGCACCGGTGGTTAGCCAATTAGTCTAGCTACATCGGTATAGATTGCCAAGCCCATTAGTGCACAGACAAATAACAATCCTACGAAATGAAGCTTGCCTCGGACTGACATTGATATGCGCTTGCGAGTGATCCATTCATAGGTAGACAGCATAATATGCCCGCCGTCCAATAGTGGTATAGGTAGTAGATTCATGGCGCCCAGATTGATTGAGAAGAAAGCGATCCACTGAATTAGGAATCCCCAGTCTTTAGTCTCCTCAGATTTCCTTACAGCTCTTTGCGTCTCATTATATATTGCTACTGGCCCGCCGAGATCTTCTTTCTTGACCCCGCTTTGCTTGAGGTGACTAACTGCGCGACCGATTGATGCATACATGTCTTTCGTCATCCTATAGGACGCTTGAGCTGCAACCTTTGCATCTACCTCGTGAACTTTTACCATGACTCCGGCCGGGGTTTGATGCTCAACTTCAACCTTTTGACCATAGTAATAGCCAAAGAATAGTGCCAGAGGTAGTGCTAGGTTTACCACGGGACCCGCCACTGCAATTAGAATCCGCTTCCAAGGTTTACATCCCCAGAATGAATTAGGATCCTCTGCAAGGTTCTCATAATCATCGTCACCTTCCAGGCGAACGTATCCGCCGAGAGGTATAAGCGATAATCTCCACTCAGTTCCTCGTGCATTGAAGCTGAGGAGTTTGGGGCCGAAGCCGAGGGAGAATGTCTTGACTGGGATCCCTACTGACTTTGCAGCAAGGTAATGTCCAAATTCATGAACAAATACGACGAATGTAATAATACCGACGAATGTTAACATATTAATAATTATCCTTTCGGGTGAGTAACTTCATAAACTTGCTCGTAAGCGTCTTCTAATTCTTTGCTAAGGGTTCTGGGAAATGTTACCCTTATTGTGACAACGTGATCGCCGCCGTTGACACCTTCACCTTTGAGACGAATCGTGTCTCCGGGCTTGGTGCAGTCAGGAATTACTAATCGCTTGGCCGGGCCGGCGACCGTTTCAATCTCTCTTCGGCAACCCAATATTGATTCAGGTATAGAAATAACAACGCTGGTATGAATATCGTTTCCCACCCGCTTGAAGTTACCATGCTCACCTACTCTTACTTCTAGAAAAAGATCGCCAGGAGGTGAGCCTTTTACATTTTGATGTCCGTATCCCTTGACTTTGATTACGTTGTTATTTTCGACTCCTGCTGGGATGTTGACCTTGATAGACTCGTGTGTGTTTTTCAAGCCCTTGCCCAGACATGAATTGCATGGATTCGTTATATTTGTGCCTTTACCATTGCATTCCTCACATGTTCGTGTCATCTGGAAGAAGCCTTGCAAAAAAGTAGTGTTACCTTGCCCGTGACACTTCTTGCATACAGCCTTGACAGTCTTGTCTGTGCTTCCTGACCCATCGCATGTCTTGCATGGCACCATACGCTCAACCTTTAGATCGATTACTTTTCCTATCGCTGCTGCGAAGAAATCGATATTAAGTCGATAGCGAAGATTTGTAGGCTTTGGGTTCTGCTTGTAGCCTCGGCGACTTGTGAATAAATCTTCAAACCCGCCCGTAAACTGGCTAAAGAAATCACCGAAGCCTGGACCTGGAGGCGGGAACCCTTTTGGTGCAGGATTATCGTATGATTTTCTTTTGTCCTTATCGCCTAAGACTGTGTATGCTTCAGCGACTTCTTTGAACAGCTCTTCTGCGTTTGTCTCTTTTGAAGTGTCTGGGTGATATCTCTTAGCCAGGTTTCTATATGACTTTTTGATTTGTGCTTGAGTAGCATCTTTCTTTACACCCAAGATATCGTAATAGTTCTTCACGTAATACTATCCTACCCTGATTAATTCATCCTCGTGGAAATAAACAAGTTCTCCGGCGAGGAAGATCTGGTAGTCGTATCCGCCAGTTCCTGCATCAGCAATTGCCATTACAAGTGGATCTAAGCAGTTAATAACAATTCCAGACTTATCTTTCCACGTCCAGCTTTTTGAACTTGCTGTATAGTCTGAACATTCTTTTATTATAACCATGTCGCCGGGATTGTATTTCATGGCTTTACTATTATGGTCTTCGTTAGGCGCCCGGTATTTTCTATACAGACACTTTTATTGCATGTAGAGAATACGAGATCAGCATCAATCTCTGCTATGCCAACCTTCTTACCTTTGATTAGTATGTCAAAGTTTGCTGACTTTACTTTTTTACCCCAGCGCACGTCTTTGATCGTAAGTTCTGTCTGGCTAAGCTCAATATTCTGAGTGTGTTTGATGGATATCTTTACTGGTGCTTCGGGCTTAATGAACCAACCCTTTTCCGGGATCATAGAGATTCTAGCATGTGCGTAATTATTGACCCATGTATTATCATGTCCGGTAATTACAGCCTTGAACTGGTGTGTTTGTTGTCTAGACGCTGCAAAAATACAAGCAGCCAGTAGAATACCTACCCCCGTTATTAAAAAGGGTTTGAGCATAACCAGCCTGCCAACATTCCGTCAGCCCATAGCATTGCACCGAGAAAATAGTATTGCCACGGCATTTTAAATGTGATTAACTTGCGACACAAGATCATAAGCAGCGTAAGCTCCCCTTTGATCTTTGCAAATCTACTTAATCTTTTATCATGTACTTCTTGTATCTTTGTGACATCATCACTCTTCATATATTACCTCCGTGTATAGTATAACTATGCAGAGCTCTATATTTTTAATCTTCGTCTAAAAGGCCGAGGGACTTGAGATAGTTGCTGATTCTGACATTGACAGGCGGGTCATACTCACCTTCAGGCCATCCGCCGGCGGACTTAAACTTCTTGTCTAAGTGAAGGTTCTTAGCAGTTGAAGGCAACCAACCATCGGGTCGACGTTTAGCAACTTCTCTTATTAGCTCGCGGAGTTGTTTTGCAGTTATTTTAATCATGATCTGCCCCTAATAATAATATATATTAGACAGAGCTACCTTTTTTCCGGGCCACGCTGGTGGATTTGAACATGAGCTGCCTTGATTCTTACGACTGTGCCGGCGTGGAGAATAGAAACGATCTTCTCCCAGGATTCATACTCCTTGACGACAACACCGTATTTCCACTCAGACAGCTCCTCAGCGCGGTGATTGATTACAGTTCGGAACCGGACCATGTCACCCTTCTTCATTTTCTATCCTTTGAAGCCATCGCTCATCTACTTCTTTCGGTTCTTCGTTCTGGAACCTGACGAGATATACATCAGTTCTGTGCGGACGTCTTGCTTGCGTCTTTCTAATTATGAACCCCTTGAGGTTTTTTGTCATACGGTATGACGTTCCAGTTCCTATCACCAGATCTCCGGGCTTCAAGTTCAACTCTCTGTCAGGATCATACTCGGGCATAGCTTCTTTTATCCACGAGTGATGATCATATGTAGGCTTTACCATTGTCTTCCTCGGCTGCTTCGCAATCATTAATATGAATCCATTGAGGCTCATTGTCAACGAATACCCAGAGAAATGTATCAAATGACTTTGGTGTTTCGAGAACAAGGCCTACAGAGTTTTTGAATATGCTTCCGACGATCTTGATCATCATACCTTCTTTAAAAGCTACTTTTGGATTCACAGCAATCATTAGGCTATAGCTTCTATTTCATCTTGATGCACCCACCACATTTCATTCTTAAGAAGAACTTTGTATCGCAGTGTCCCGGCATCATCTTCGTCTACTGCGAGGACGATACCTTTGTCGTCAGGGAATGAACTGATTTCTGTGCGGACTCTGATTAGGTCACCCTTTTTGATCACATGAATCTCAGACATCCGCGAATATTGTCACCGTAAAGTTCGATGGTTGCTTTTCCTTCGTAGCTGTAACCATGCTGCAACTTTTCAGGCTTTTTTATCCATAAAAATCTATGCTTCTTCCACTTGCTTCCGTCTTTGTATGCGTGCTTATACGATCCAACGTACTGGACAACGCCCGGTTCGACCAGATTGGCTAGACTGTTGGGCCAGCTATACGGAACATATTTATAGCACTCACCTCTTGACAGATCTTTTACATACACCTTCTTCATGCTTCAGGTTGGCCCCACTCATGAATCCAGTTGTGATCATCTATGTTCTTGTCATTGACGGGTGCTAGCTCGTCTTGAATGCATACGACAATCTTTTCATTTACAAGAATCTCTATGTGATCGGCTGACTCGGATTTAGTTATCACGGCTTTTTGAGGCAACTCATCGCCGAGCCAGAATAGAGATGAATACCAGACCAATGTTCCAGCGCTGAACAGCTTCATTTCTCTTTCTTCTTTCGTTGCTCATAAGTGTGAATAGCAAAGTCCTTTGTCTTCATCCTTCTCTCAATCACGTCATACGGGTCAGATCCGGGACCTGCCTCGCTTATCATGACGGTTCCCAGCTTGTTCATGAAGAACAGGACGTCCTCGGTCTTGATTAACTGCTTTGAGTGTGTAAGGAGTGCCTTGACCCTTTGCAAAGGATTGATTAGCTTGCCCCACTGACCTGATGACATCTTAGACATGACGTGCTCGAGGATCCCAACCTTTGAGTCGTCTGAGAGACTGTAGGGTGAAGGCTTGTCTTTCGTTGCACCTTTGTTTATGTACTTGATAACTCGCCACGGAACAAGATCCTGGTAGTCGTCGATGTGGATCAGCTTATCTTCTTCTAGCTTCTCCCAGCCTTCGCGGATATAGATCTGTTTGCCGTCAGTGGCGATCTTGCAGTTGGCGATATCAAAGCTCTGGAGGATTTGGCTTGGGGTTCCGCCGAACTTGTGGATCAATTGCATCATCCCGGAGTGATCGGCAAGGGTAAATGAAGCATCGTAAGCATACTTCATCATTGAGTTCGGCCCGGAAGCCCATTGCTTTGTATGATAGGGATGAAGTGAAACTCGCCCAAGATTGACACGATCATCCCGGATTTTCTTTGTAAAGCGTTCAGCGTGCTCTGGTGATCTGAAGAAGAAGTCCATGTCACCTGGCCTGTGGGTCCGATCGAACGCCTTGACTGCAGACCCCTCTGTAATTGCAGTACGAAGAAAGCCTCCTGCTAAAAATGCGCCGTGGTCAAAAAATGGCTGGAATTGAGCAAGAACACCCTCGGCGTCGGGCACCTGATCATATAGCCATTGCATATCTTTTGTCAGAATCTTGGTCATTAAACCTCCATATAATATTCTATCACACAGCAGTATCGTTTACAATTCTTCTAGTCCTTGCATCAAAACATCATCTTCAATATAGAATGAATCAATTTCTCCTGATGCGCTGGTAATTAGTTGTCCCAATCGAAGCTCTGGATGGATTCTCCATGCTGCTTCAAGTATATTCAAGTATGCTCTGATTTCATTGTCTCTCTTCTTTGTCATGTGTGGGCCATCCTTTCTTTATGTACCAACGTCTGGCTTCATATAATACCCTTTTCCCTTTGACAAGTACATCATGTGCATCTACTTTTTCAGTCTGATGATCACTTTGATTGTTGAACGTGCCCATAACTCTCGGAACATTCTTCTTTGTCATTCCAAGCCAGACGCCGTTATCAATCCATACAGGGTTCTTTCTGCCGTCATAGACTGACACCATGTCGCCGGCGATGAGGATTTCTTTCATGATTCTTTGACCATGCTTTCGATCATGATATCTAGCATATCAATCTTCTTTCCGTCAATCAGGATCGTATAGATACTAAATTGATTTTTGACAATCAATCCTGTCTTGCCGATAAGCTTGCTGTTCATAAGCATGCCCAAGGGATCTGCTTTTACCCTTACAAGCTCTCCCAGTTCGAACATGCTATTGCCAGATCCCTCTGTAATATTTCGTGTATAGCGCCATGCCTGCCTCGTATCGATTTTCCCATGAATCGCGGCGTTCTTTATCGTCCCACGGGTAATCAGGCATATCCATTCCGTTGTTAGCTGCGACGAACTCATGAGCCCAGATCATTTCATCCAGCATGTTGTCCCACACTTCGTCTGGGTTTTTTGTATTACCATCTTCGAGTTCGGCCGGATATCCATAGAAGTGTGTAGTCTTCTTATACGCCTTGAGCCTCGGGAGAACAAACTCAGATATAGTATTGTACAAACTCCATAGTTCACGGTCATCGAAGCCGCGTGTCAGGCGCTGGTATGGCCATTTAACAAATCGCTTGTAGATCATTTCGGGAGAAAGATATTCGTCTGCATTGCGAAGGATCGCCGACCACAGATGCACATACCACGGCTGATCACGCATTTGCCTAAAGAGCTCGTCCAGATCTTCTTCAGATCTGATTACTGTATCACCATCTTCGGTGTATTCAAACTCATATTTATCAGACATCGATGATCCCCTAGCTTTGTATCTTAAATATTATACTGCGGGTTCGAGGAGTTTACACCTGATTATTTGTCGAGGAATACGTCTTTTGCTGTGAATCGAATTTTCTTATCACTACCTGAATTCTTGCCGAATGCCTTGCGGTCGAATTCTTGTGCAGCAATCTCGTCTGGGTGCATCTCTTCTTCGGGCTCATCTTCGAAGCTATCTTGAATGAAATCATTAGCGAAAGCTAGGGCTTCCTCACCCATATCAGGCGGGATCCTGACATGGAGCAGGGCTTGGACAGCTATGTCAGCCGGCGTTGATCTGGAATGAATAGGATCATGAATAAGATTTGCCGCTGAATTTCTTATGGCATCTTTGATATCTTCGGGTAGATCAGCCTCGGGTGGTGCCCAATCTCTGTCAGCAAATTTACGATCAGCCAGCGTTTCATGTTCATCACTGTGCCAGTCGCTGCTCTCAGTCAAAACTCTCTTGAGCTCTTCCTGAATGATCTGTTGTAGTCTGCTTTTTGTGATCTTCATGTTATTTTCTACATGCTTTCTGCTGCGTACAAGTTAAGCTGATATTCGTCGTCGTCAAAGGCGTATCGAAGCTCTTCTTGCTCATCCTGTTCAAATGAGTATAGAACCGAGGCAGCCAGATCTAAAGCTACATCCTCAAGGCTTGCATCTGGATTGTCCGCCATGTATTCTTCGCCGGCGATCTTTGCTCTTCGACTGAGTTCGTCTTTGAGCCTTCTGGGATCCAGCCGTTCTTCCTCTGCTTTGCGGGCAGCAGCGGCCTTTTCTCTTTCGGGTCTGTCATAGACATCATCGATGTGCGCCTCAAGCTTTTCAAAATCGGCCTTGCTCAGCTCGATGCTTCGTTCAGTTCCGTCTTTGTCGTCGACGATGACGGACAGCCTAAGCTTTTCGATAAACTCATCGGCTTTGGCAGCAGGTATACCTCTTTGAGTGCCGGCGCCGATGTAAAGCACCTCGCCGGTTTCTACATCAACGATATCAACCGTGTCGTTGTCGAGCTTGTCTGCCAAGTCCCTGAGTTCATCAGGGCTAAGTTCACCGTCACCGTCACTATCAGCTTCAGCCAGAACTCGTGTGAGCTCCTCGCGAATGATCTGCCTAAGGTTGCTGAGTGTTGTTTTCACTTTCTCTTATTCCCCGTGAAACATTGCCTGAACTGCATCAAGCTCGCCCTTGACATATCTTAGGTCAGGGTCAAGTGAATTGTCACGATGATTTACAGAGTCATCTTCTAGCTTGAGCATTTGCTCCATAAACTCAGCGTCTTCTGCAGCGGCTGATTGCTCGTGTGCTGCGAGGCTCTGTGCTAACTCAGCAACTGCATCAAGTGCGCTATGTGCTTCGTCTAGATTGTCCATAAGTTGGGTGAGCAATCCTACCTTGGCAGAATAGAACTCATTGGCTCCGTCTGCTGGTTGCTCATTTAGCTTTGATAGCTCTTCACGAATGATCTGACGAAGTGTGTTTGCTTTGATTTCCATTATTACCCCTCCCGGGTGTGTCTACAAATAAATATATGGTTGCTGCAGTAATATTATACAGTAATTAGCTTACCTGTGTAAGTGCTTTGTTTTCCGTTATCGCTGGGATCAAATGCGTTTCTTTCGTGCGGATATCCCCGAGGATTGCAGACCAGCCTTGTGTTACTAATCGTTTGATCTTGTTCGAAATGGGTGTGACCATACATCCAGAGCTTTGGCCCTCGACTATAAATCAAGTTCGAATAGTCACAGGCGAAGAATCGGTTCAAAAACGAACCTTTAAAAAAATCATCGATGCATACCTCACTCGGCAGGTGGTGGGTCACAACGATATCATCAACTTGTAGGTTTGCCTCGAGGAACTGCTCAAACCTTGCTTGCTCTTCGTATACCCACGGTTTGAAGTCATTGATCACGTTAAAATCTGACATGTTGCGCTCGTAAGGGAAGTTTGTCGGATGATCACGGAACCAACCTGTGCTCCCGAGGAAACGCTGTCCATTGATTACTGCAACGTTATTATTGAGCCAGTCAAGATTGGCATGGCGTTTGAGGCATCGATCTCTGATATCACTGATTGCTTGTGGGCTTGAGTGATAATATTCGTGGTTGCCTGGTACAAATACCACGTTTTCGAACCGGCCACAGAACAAGCCCAGAGTGTCCTCGATCTGGTCATTCACAGTGATATCACCTGCCAACACCAGCACATCCACATCGTTATCGAGGCCTTCGACAAACTCTGGCATGTCACGGTGGAATTCGAAGTGAAGATCAGACAAGAGGAGGAGCTTAGTCATGCAACTTCCTTGCAGCCTCTACAGTTCCAACGTTCTCAGCTTGAAACCCCTTTGCTAACAAAATATGCTTTGTATATTCAGCACGTTTTCCGGATCGGCAGTAGATCAAGATTGTCTTGTCCATCGGTAGGTCAGTCAGGTGGTTCTGGATTTCGATTGAACTGATGTTGAGGTCTCCCGGAATATTGCTTCGGGCATGTTCTTCTTGGGTTCGAACGTCTAAAAAGAATGTTTGCTTCATCTGTATCCTCTGTAGATATTATATATCACAGTTTCAATTATACACAATCTTGTTATTGATGTATTGACTTCGCCATAGGCAATTTTTATTTATGTAGTGCCTCTTCCCGTCGATCAAGCCAACGAACCCGTTTTCCCATTCGCTTATTAGGAATGTTGGCTTGTTATTTCTCGGGTCGAGAGTTGCTACAGCATAATAGAATACGAGATCACCCGGTTTGAAGCTGTAGTTGATCATCCTGTAATTCCCATTGCGTCCATCATCCCGTGAAAGCTCATCTCTGAGGGTTGTTCAATCTTGGCTTCTTCGTTAACAAGCTTAGTTGCACCAACCTTTCGGATCTTGTTTGATCTGAATCTATATACTTTTGAGTTTGCCAGAACTTCATACAAAGATTCGTGAGTCATCTTATCAGTTCGTTGATCGTCGTTTAATTCCCAGTAGATATCGTGTTTATCGCTACGCCCAGATGATTCGTTCATAGCTTTTTTAATATCTTCTGGCAAGCTTGAGGGCGCTGACATTTGATCGTTTTGATCGAGGATCCAGGCAGGATTTGGCTTCAAGATATCGATTAGAACACCTTTGTAGCTTTCATTTGGATCTTCGGGATTCGGGATCTCAACTAGGTCACCTTTGCTGACGGGATAGAACTTAGCATCTTCATTATGGATTGAGACGAACTTTGGGGTGAAGATCTCTTTGGGGTCAGTATTTTTAACTGGATTGTTCCACATGTCTCCGAACTCTTTGTGGTCTTCTAGTGTCTGATTACGAACCTTCTTAACGACAGCGTTGAGCATATCTTCCACGATCTGATCTTCGTCGGTTTCGGCCATATATGTTCCGGGCATTTTGTCATCTTTGTATGATGACGGGCCGTGATCTTTGGCCATGTTTAGGGTGTAATTGTGTAGGATTTCGTCAGAGGCACTCATTTCTCAACGCCCTCGGCGAATAAACCAACTTCCACACTATTCTCACTCTTAACGATAACTGGAACTATATCACCATTATCTTCACGAAACCACATTCTACGAATCACCCTTGTATCATCTCCGAACACCCTATACTCACGAAGTGCCTCCTTGAACCCATCGTGAAGTTCACTCCAAGGGATATCATTTAGGGATGGTAATCTGGGTGGTTCTCCATTCTCACCTCCCTCTTTTAATACCACTAGATCCATGGGGGTACTCATTGCGTTCATAATCATTACTGAATATTCTGTAGGATCTCGCTGGTGTACCTTATCATCTATTGTGCAGAATTGCATCAGATACCCTTCTTTGCCGTGTTCTAACCATCGCACATCGCTGATCTCTTTACTCTCGCTCATTCTTTTATTTTCTTCGCGCGCCACATTCCCTTATCTAGGATTTTCAACTCGCCACCAGCCAGATATGTTGCGTGCCCATGTCCAGATAGCGAGAATCCTCCATCCGTTTCTGTGTTAAGTTCTATCACAGTTCCGATCATAGGAGAGCTGTTCACGGTGAATACGGATAGAACATCGTTATTATTAATGGGTGTTAATCTCACCAGATCTCCTTTTTGAATCTCACTCATCTTCATCACCCCCTTCCCTATCTTTGCCTGCCCATTTTTTGGCTGCACGAACCATTCCGTCGTCCAGGATCATTTGGAATTCTTTCGTTACCCTTGCCGTATTTGCTGGCCTGGATTTGCCTGAACTTTTATAAGCATAATCTTCTTTGATGTCAAAGAACTCGCGGTAGTAATCTGAGTGCATCCTTAGCACGGTGCCGGAATGCTTTTCATATACTTCCATCTTTTCTTCGAGCCAGTCGAGGCGGTCACTGCAGATCGCCCAAAGATGATTAACTTCCTCAAGCTCGCCTTTTAAAGCTCTCGTTTCACCCTCTTCAGCAATTAAACTACCCTCTATGCACAAAAGCTCATCTTCAAGTTCAGTGACTCGGCTCTTCAACCATGGGACAGTGTTTTCTTTTGCTATCTCTATAGCGAGATCAGCTAGGTCTTTAAACTTTTGCTTATTGGTTTTGTTCATCTTCTTCTATTCCTTCTAGCAATTCATCTGCCATCTCGCGCCAATACCACATAAGCTTGAGTGACTCAGGGTATCCGGCTTTCTTTTCAATTATATCATATTGCCCGAACCACCTAAGCTCGTTTGAGATATCCTCTTTTGTCAGATGAGGGGCACGGTTTGCTAAGAACTCTTTTGCATCTGCAAACGTGTTGTCGAGTAGAATCTGCTGCTTCTTATTTAGATTCATCGTCGTCTTTGTTCTTGCGAGACAGCATTCTGAGTATGTGAATCTGCAATGCAATGCCGGCGATGATTGTTAGTGTAATGATACCAACTAGTTCTTGCGGGGTCATGCCTCTACTTCTGCCTCTGCGTCAGCTTTCTTGGCCTCGTATTCTTTTCGTTTGACCTCTCGCAGATCTTCGAGTTCAGACATCGTCTTGAGGCCCTTGAGCTCTTTGGTGACCTGGACCTTGCGGATCTTGGGCACCATTGTCCGATAGAGATCTTTGGTATGCGGGTCGAGGTGCAGAATGTATGCGTTCTCGCGTGTAAGCAAGAAGGTCATGACGTCGAGTGCTTCAATCACCTCGTCCATGCCGCCGGTGAACTTGCCGATCTTGCTTAAGTTTGTCTTGCGCCCATCGCCCGCTAGGACCAGCGGGTAGTCGGCATGAGACCAAAAAAGGTAAGGTGATTTGGTGTTTGCAAAGTATACTGACTCTGAATGCTGGGTCAGGTCGTAGTCTGAGAATGATCGAGCATGCTTGAATGCATCCTTGAACTCCTCTTTACGATCAGATGTTAGAATGCTACACTTCAGGTTAGCCATAGACACCTCCATTATGTATTATTATAACCTACGGGTGGTCGGTGTTCAATCCTCGTCAGTGCATTTAAGCATCAAATTTAAATCTTGGCGAACCCATGATCTCTTTTGGCCGTCGATAAGGACAGTCATATTGTATCGACCTTCATACAGATTTATGATCATTGCTGCTGAATCGCCGTGTTCTATCAGGTCACCGTTTCTGAACACCTCGCCATAATTTGTTGTGAATGTTTTTGTATCTATCATCGTTCTTTTCTCGTAATCTAATACACGTTCACACTCGTCAAGAAACACTAATTCGTCGGGTCGTTCTTCAATCACCGGTGTCGTATTAATTATATCGAAGAGAGCATTGTCTGGAAGGATTACATCGACAGTTCTTCCTCTCAGCTCTTCGCCTAGGCCTGTCTGATGAGTGACCCCTGATCTGCGCAATCTTGACATTGAGGCAAAATGAACTTGTGCACCATCCGCAATTTGTAGATAGCCTGACGATCGTTTTGATTTTTTGACTGGGATTGACAGCTTTGCTAGGATGTTTTCAATAAATGTGGATTGAACTCGCTTACTATGAGCGATTGGGACAGGGATCAAGACATCGTCACCCGTCATCAAGTGGGCAATCGCAGTCAAACAATTAAGCGTAGATCGACCGGTTTGTCGCATATAGTTGCACTCAGAATATCCTCCCATTTTATTGTGCTTGATCTTTGACTTGGTCCAGATGCGTGGATGCTCAAGCCCGAGGAGCTGATACAGATCATTAACTGTCTTGCCTATGCTCATTTGGTCTCACAAAGAATCAGTGCATGCTCATGAATCCATACTGCTTTTGTATTTCCTTCCCACAGAATTTTGCAGGGTCCCGAGTCGCATGACTGAATAACTTTGCCGATTCGATGCGTTGCTGACTTGTGGTGAACTTTGGCGCCGACTTTAAACATCCTTTTGATCTCCGAACCTGCAGACAGTCATTGCATATGCCTTTTCTTCTTCGTATCGGGTAGTTGCTACAACTTTGTCATCGTCAGTTAGGTAGCTACTTTCATTTATATCATCGACTTGCTTAGCATAGTATTCTTCGAGCTCCTCGATATCATTGAACAAGTAGTTGGGGTGATCAGCGCCGGACCAGATTGCGTATTCATATTCAGGCCAGAGTGTAAATGCCTGCTGATATACGTGTCGATAATGCGCAGAATCATATTCACGACATTGTTGTTCATGCTCTTCAAGTGTAGGTTCATCGAGTGGGTAGGTATTATATTTAAATGAGCTGAGAATGTGCGGCGTGATTTCCTTGTGGTTCTCCTCATCAAGATCGCCGGACACCCATCGATGATATCTATTGTTCTTTTCCTTGGCATCGGTGAGGTCTTCTTTCCACTGCTGCTCAACATGTTCGTGGGTAGCAAGGTTAGTGTATACTCTTGCCTGGCCGAACTTTTCTTTGGTCTGCTGAACTGTGATGGTTGCAAGATGATTCCACATCGGACTATAGCCTGAGATTGATGCTTCCAGCGCATATCCGATCCACTCAGCGATGATGCTAATCTTGTTCCAGTAATCTTCATGCCCTGGCGCGAGTTTATCATTCCAATCACTGTAATAAACCTGCTCAGTCTTATATTTGCGTGTCATTTAATCAGCTCTTCTTTCTGCTTGCGTGTCAACTTTTTGATTTGTGCCTCCCGGCGTGATGCAGTCGATCGGTTTTCTGATGGCTCGACGTGAACTAAGCTGACTGGGCGGCGAGATCGTGTATATTTGGCACCCTTTGAGCCGGAGTTGTGTTCCTTTAATCGTCGCTCAATGTTTGTCGTGATACCGCAGTAAAGAGAACCATCGCCACATTTCACCAGATACACGTACCAGCTAGCTAAGGTTTGAACCATAGTTACAATCATCAAACTCATTCATCAGCTTGCGCAAGGACCTCAGATCTCCGTGATACTCATGTGTTACTGCTAGCACATCTCGGAGTTCATTCAGGATATCACTGACCTGGTGCAAGTATGCTGTCTCTCTATCTTCGTTATTCATTGATGTTTCCTTTGCTTATCACTTCCACTTTGTATCTCGTGTAGGGCCCTCGCCCGATATCATGTGTCTCTTTTCTGCCAGCAACCAACACCTGCATCAGATCATCGTCGATTTCCTCCAACAACAAGCCTACTGTATCTCTGATCGGATTCCAATACAGCGTCTCTCTGTCCTGATAGAGCTCTACTATCTTTATAATATCACCACGGAAGTAGTTGTTCATTCTATTTTCTCAATCTTATATAGCTCAGTAGTTACTCGTCGGATCTTACCTTGTGACAAAACTTGAAACTCATTATCCCAGTTTTTGGTGATCTTCGACTTAAACCTTTTATGACTAATCAAGACACCAACGATATCTTTGATCTTGCTTTTGTGGATGAACTTATCAGGGTGAACGTAGCATCTTACGAGATCACCTCTGTTCATGATTCCTCCGCAGGCATCAATGTGAAGTAACTCGTATTATAGTATTTTATTTGACCTTCCGCAAGAACTGCGTGATGCCTGTGATTGAAGTGCTTTCCCTCAGTATCATAAGTTGTCATCTTCATACGACAAGACACAACTCGATCTTTTATGTGTTCGTTATCGGGTTCTTTCTTTAGCATCTCGTATGGGATCACTTCTTCGATATAGATTTTGCTATCGATAGTAGATCCGTTTTGATCCATTATTTTGACGAAAGATCCTTTAACCATTTGCCAACTCCAACTCTTCAAAATAGAACTCAGTATCATTGACACCGTTGATTAGGCAGATCGCAGTCGTTATTCCTGGCTCTACGTTTATTTTTGTAACAAACCCTATGTCTCCAGCCTCAATCGTGACAGTTGAGAAGTAGTGTGACATGATTGACCGAACCAGATCACCTTTTTTAAAGCTCTTCATCTTCTATCTTCTCGATTAGTTTGATGTGAGGTGTCTTGAATAGCTTTCCTTCAACGAGAACTTTAAACCTGTCTTTCCCGAGTCGATCACCCTTTGTCTTGAACCTCTCGACGATTACGCCGGTCGTGATGTATAGCCCAGTGACTTTTTTGTGAGGCGGAAAGAATCCTACCTTGACCATATCACCAGGTTGCAGTTTGTCTTCCTCGTCTTTGAACATTGTTACGAAACCCACCATTTTTTATTATATCTACTCGGCGACATCTTTTACAGGAATCAGTTGTTGCGGTGAGTGTTTAAATATTTTTCGATCTGCAAACCAGAAAACCTGGAACGTTTCGAACTTTTTAACTGAGTGTGTTTGATCGTATGAATCATTTTGTTTATAGTCATCCTCTTCACGTGATAAGATTATTCCTCTATATAGCAGATTAATGGCTGATGAGACAAGATCCCCTGGTTTCATTGATCTGCCAGCCTAAGATATTCTGGTTCAATAGAGGTAATTTCCCCATCAATCAAGCATTCTACAAGCCATTCACCCGAGATCGCGCTCATCAATGCGTCGAATGATGATGTCCTTTCGGGATCCTGGATTACAAGTGTTTTGATTACGATACCCTTTTGTTTGTGATATGGATGGATAACTGGATATGGTTGTCGGTTTGCAAGGGCTGAATTGTCGAATACCTGGATTAGGTCGCCGGGGGTGAACCTATTCATCTTGGGCATGCGTCAGCATTGATTCAGACGATCGATAGATTTCACCACTAATAAGCACACGAAATAAGCTGGTGTTTGATTTTTCAACTATAATCCCGGGTTCATGTTCTGGCCCAAACATCATTTGTACAAGATCTCCCGGTTTGAATGTGTTTTTCATTATATCTTCTCCAAATGTTCGATATAGACGTCTATTAGTTTCTTGTCTGCATTTAAAACTTTTGCGTATAATTTTTGGTCGTATCTAAAGATTAAACCTGTAACAAACATTGGGTTTTCAAATGCCTTTTTTGACATAACACTATTGTAATACGGTGAAGGAGGTAATCCGGTTTGAATTCTGACTAGGTCGCCTTGTATGATCATTTGATCTCTGGGAGCTTGATCAACGCCCCCGCTGTCCAGCCACGGGTCATGACACCGTCTTCTAGAAGGACAGTGAATACTGTGTATGGAAACTCATTTAGAGGGTCGAAATCACCTGGTGGGCACTCTATGATCTCTGAGGATATGATCATGCCCTTTGTGCCCGGCTGAATCCTTTGATCGTCTTCGTCAGACCAGAATCGAGGAGAGTTGATGTAGTCATCGGGCTTTGCTTTGACTTCTGAGAAATAAACTAAGTCACCTTTTTTCATATATGAATCCTTTATAGGTATTATATGTAACCCTCTGCGGTTTACACATTATTCATTAACCTTCACCAGATTATAGATTGAATCTGTCTGGGTTCTGATTGTTCCGTCAGTTTTCCACCACTTAACATTGACAAATTCAGGTTCTGCTTCTTTTCCAGCAACGGAGAACGCAAAATCCATCACGAATGGCCCTTCAATAACGATACCATGCTTGAACTTTGAACCGTCCCAGTTTCCCGTGTATTTGACCATGTCGCCTTTGACAAGTGCCTGGCTGCTATTAGAATCTTTCATCGATCCTCCACGAGTGTTTTTCAGCAACGACCCATTGCTCGCCCTTTATTAGAACACGGTATAAATTATTTTCACTGGGTCCTTGTGCATCCCTCTTTTTTATAACTACCGCAAGTTTTCCTTGAAGCCAGCTTGGAAGGAATTGTTGATCTGATATATTGACTTTGATGAAGTCTCCGGGCTTAAACATCGATCTTACAAACATAGGGTTCAGGATCGCTAGTCTTTGAACCATCACTCCAAAGGATTGTTAGACGAGAACAAAACACCCCATCGTGGCTCTTATAAAACCCTGATTCAACTTTAGTAACAAAACCTTTGAATGGGCCAGTCGAGGGGGTGTCTCTAATTTGAACGAGATCGCCGGGTTTAAGCATTTTCTACCAACTCCAGATCTGACTCGCAGTAAATTGCATCGCTCTTCTTTCCGTCAATCAACAGCCTATAGCCTAATTCGTCTTCTTCATACTCAAGTGAAACATCAACATCGCAGATTACTGCCAGCAAAGGCTCAACCTCTTTCCATATTCCAACTGTGCCAGTCTTGCCAGACCACACCCTTGTCGCCCAGACTAGATCACCTTTTTTCATTTTTGTCTCCTCGCGAAATCAAAGTCAAGTCTTCACCCCACGCGATATCTTCGAAGGGCGGAGAAACAAGATCTTCACCAGACATCCACATAACGTAATAAAAGTTTGTGCCAGCATCATCAACATCAACTACAGTAACGATACCAAATGCATCCGTGCTTAGCATTTGAACCATGTCTCCGGTTTTGAAGTCGTTGTAATGAATATCAATCATCTTCTATTGATTCTCATCTTTACTCATAACAATATCAAGCATTGAAACTGAGGTGTTACTTGTGCGGCCGCTCTTTAACCACCTAACATCAGCGGCTGGACCTGGCTGGATGTCTTTATTGTTTCTATAATCACGTAAAGGCTTTGGCAAAGGGTGAAATGCTGTGACGATCCCACATTGACCGGACATCCACCAGGGGGCTGACGACGTATTTGATTTAACGATATCACCGGGCTTCACTTACAACCTCCAGGTTTTCTGCGTTGACCCATATTCGTTTTCCGTCGTGGAATTGAACGTCATATTCGGATTTATCAGACGATTCTCTGATTATGATCCCGATCCTTTGACCTGATGGGATGACAAACTTTAGACCACTCTCGAACGAGATGTCGAGGAACTTTATCATATCACCCTTCTTCATTTGATAATAGCTCCGGGTGATAAGGGCTAGTATATACACCGTTAACCCTGGTTCCTTCCCAGGGGAGGTCTACGCGGTAATCCCACCAGTTAGCAGAATCGACATCAGTGAGAACTACAGCGAGGGTTCGCTTTACTTGGGCGCCTTTTCGGAAGTTGCTTATATCGTTACCGATGAATTCGATTAGATCGCCGGCTTGGATTGGTGGGTGGCGAGGAGTGTTCAAAGTTCTTCTTCGATTTGGGTTTCATGATATTTGATAATTTCTCCATTGATCAAAACCCTGAATTGCGAGAAGCGATCATACCCTACAATGACGCCAACTTGACCAGCATTACGACCGACCCTTCGGGTAGAACTTGATAGCTTGATTAATGTGCCTGGCTTCATGTTTGCCTCCGTAGTGATTATACTACATGAGGAGCAGTTTGCACATATACTCAGCCTTTAAATACGTGATCCCACGGAACTTTGATATCATAAGGCTTGCAGTATATCTCGTGAACTACGATCAGCCCGTCAGACACCAGCACCTCGACGACGTCACTCGTGGAATAACTTCTGTCGTTCGTGAGCATGCTGAGATCTTCTTTTTCTACCTCGTCAAGATAGCGGACAATGACTGCGTTTTCATGCACACTCAGATCACCAGCAACACATTTGACGAGCATGCCAGGTTTGAGGATTCTTTTTTTACTATTGTCTTTCGACACCCTTACTGCCCAATTTTATTTCTTTTTCCAAATACGAGTTGCATTAGGATTAGCATCTTCTTTTGTAATTAAATCAAAATTCTTTTCTACAAAATCTAGATACTCATCTCTCAATAATGCGGCGGATTTTAAATCCGGTCCTTCAAACTCTTCACCTTCAAGAACGTCAGGTGCTAGAATAAAATTCTCTACAAGAACACAGCTTTCATTCATTTGTTTATAAAGATTTTTAATAACTGCGACTGGATCTGGCACATGCTCTAAAACCTCAAAAATTGTTACCAAATCTAAGTTTTTATGGAATTTCGGCAAATCGTCTGTCTGAATTGTGTGAGAGAAAAGATTTACATTTTTTAAATTTCTATCTTTCAAAAGCTTATCTAGACGCCACTTTGCAAAATTAAAGTGCTCACAATCAACATCAGCAATTGATATATCTAAATCTGATTCTGATGTGATTGCTTGCAACAATGTATTCATATACGGGGCAACACCCGAGCCATACTCACATACATGGGCTCCTGACGACAGGAACGGCGCCAAAAAATTCAAATGTAATTGCACCAAATCTTTATGACGAACACACTGTCTAAACGCGCTCCACGCGCCTTGATCTTTATAAAACTGGAATACATCTTTTACAGATTTTCTATCTTTACTTTCCCAGATATCTTCAAATGTCATGTCTGCTACAGGTTCACATGTATCTGATCCTGGTAAATCTGGCTTTCTTCCTGTTGCTCTTGTTCCTAGCTCAAGGGCTTTCTCTGGGGATACGCTGTAATAATCACAAAGATCTTGATACCAGGGTTTTAGATTTAATTCAATTTGACTCATAATTTTTTATTCCGTTTTGATTGTTGCTTCGAGGACATGAACAGCATGTGATCCCGATATATTACCATAATATCCTGAGCTGATTACTTTGAATAGGCCGTTGCGCAATCTATTTCCATTTTGATCACAGCATGTAGTAACCTTCACATCATATGATTGCTTTGTTCCCGGGATTGTCGTAGTATTAATAATTTGTGCTTCGTTCATATTGCCTAGCATTTCATAAACGTCGTCAGCATAGAAATCCATTGCCATAAAATGATTAATACCTGACGATGCTGAGTGTTTTGCATGCATAGCTCTGCGAGAATTTCCTGCAATAAGCATCTCAGTATTCGACGAATGCCACAACATCGTTGCTACAAGAGAGATTATCACTAGCATCATCAAAGTCACCATCAGCACGAAGCCTTTTTTAGTGGCGTGGACTGATATTGAGGATAAAGTTTCGTCTTGCATTATTTCCTTGCCCTTCTTGATTTTGATTGTTGTTGGCATCCACAATCTGGAAGTTCTCATTGACCCAAGTTGTTGTTCGTGATTTACACTGCGATCTACTGTAGCCTGATCTGATGCATCTTCCTTCGATTGGTCGGACGACTTCACAATAGCATCTCATCTGGTTGTCTCGCCATTGCGAGGGCGAATATCTAAACGCGACGTTATCAGGTATGACACTATTGGATCCCGGCATGTACTTAACACATTTTATTGGCGCTGCTGGATGATATGCTGGGAGTGAAGTGGCGAGAACAAATGCTAGTAACATGATTGCCTACTTACACATCTCAGGTCGAACATTTTTAGGCAAGGTGCAAAGAGCCTTGTCGAGCTTGTCAAGATCCAGATGTTTGATGGGGGTTGCGTAAACCATGCTCTCAAGAAGCTGCGGAACATATCCTCTTTCGACCGGGAGTGCTACGAGGATACCAACAACTGCCCCAGCTGCATTAAAGAAACATGATCCCGAGGCCCCGGGCCAACCGTATGTATGAACGACAAGCTTCTCTTTGCCCCTGCTGATTTTTTGATATCCTACAACTTCGCCGCGGATCGTCAAGAGAGAATGGTGTCCTGGCCAGCCTGAGTAGATTATTTCCTCACCGATATCGGGATATGTATTCTCTACTGCAAGCGGGACAGGATCAGCGATCTTTGCATCAGGAACAGCTAGCAGTGCAATGTCCTCAGCACCATTAAAATAAGCAGCGTGAGCTTTGACCTTTTGCTTATTGTTGACAACCCAAAACCAATTAGTCTTAGAGTCATTGATTACATGGGCGGCAGTAATGACAAGATTTGTTCCCTTATACGTTACATAGCAGCCTGATCCTCTTCCCATGCCGGGCGTGAAGACTTTTACAGAAGCATCCCGTGTATTTTGTTCAGTCTCATTTAGCTTGATGGCTGGAATGACGTCGTCAGCGTAGACCCTAACCATTTCATCTTCATATGAGTATTCAGACTTTACCTCTTGCGTGACAGAATCATTGCCGCTATTGCAACCTGTGAACATTAGCATATAACAAACGAGCTTCTTCATTCGATCTCCTTCAGAGAAATTGGAGGAAAGTGTGGGATTCGAACCCACGGAGACTTGCACCTCAACGCATTTCTAATGCGTCGCCTTCGACCACTCGGCCAACTTTCCATATGATTTATTATAGTCTAATAATCAAGATTTTATATTATTAATGACTTCTATTGCCGTCAAAAACACAAATAAATACTAGATCCTCATACTCACTTGAGTTGGCGACTTTGTGAAATTCGCCATCAGGAATAAGCACTGTAACACCCGAGTTGACATCATATGTCTCCTTGCCAACATACATAAGACCGTGCCCAGAGATAAATTGATATACTTCTTCTTGTCCTTTATGTGTGTGCCCTGATGTTGACATTTCGGGATGCAGTATTGTTTTTGAGACAACAAGATTGTTTAGCTCTGTGTTGTCGATGACGGTATATACGTCAGTCTTTTTTACTACGTCTCCGGAGAGAGTATCTAATGATAGCTTCATTTCAATCCATTCTTTATGTTAACAGAACTTTATTAAGCTGGTCTGCATTGAGCGTTTCATGCTCCATCAGATCATCAACCATCTTGTCCATTACTGCTTTGTTCTTTGTCAAAATATCTTGTGCTGCTTCGAGAGATGATTCAATCACGTTCCGGATCTCCTTGTCGATTCGGGCAGAAACCACTTCGCTCAGATCTGATTTTCTAGCTGTCCCCATTTCTCGACCTAAGAATGGGCTGTCATTTCCGGTGGCGTTGTAGATCGGGCCTAATGGCGACATACCGAACTCTTTGACCATGCTTGCAGCAATTGCCTTAACACGCTGGAGGTCATTCTTGACACCTGTTGTTGAGCCCTTGTCGCCGTAATACATCTTCTCAGCTAGATAACCGCCGAGCAATACCTTGATTCTGTCTTCATACTCTTCATGTGTTGAGCAATGCTTGTCCTCTTCGGGTAGTTGCATTGTCAAACCGAGTGCTCCGCCGTGAGGAATAATGGTAACCTTGTGCAGTGGATCTGAGGTCTTTGTATGGAATGCCACGACAGCATGTCCTGCCTCGTGTCTTGCTGTGGCTAGCTTTTGCTCATCAGACATGATCATAGATTTTCGAGGGGATCCCATTGTAACTTTGTCTCTGGCGACTTCGAAGTCAGTATCAATTACCTTCTCTCTATTGTCCTTCGCCGCATTCAATGCTGCTTCATTGCACAGATTAGCTAGATCTGCTCCTGTCATCCCTGGTGTTGATCGTGCTATGACTTGAATATCTACACCTGGATCCAGCGGAATGTCTCTGAGATGAATCCTCAGGATCTCTGCGCGGCCTTTAATGTCTGGGCGACCAACTGTAACGCGGCGGTCGAAGCGCCCGGGTCTGAGAAGTGCCGGATCGAGGACATCGGGTCGGTTGGATGCAGCAAGAACCATAATCCCGCTGTTTTCTTCAAAGCCATCCATTCCGACGAGGAGCTGGTTGAGTGTTTGTTCACGTTCATCGTTGCCTCCGCCCATGCCTGCACCGCGCTGGCGACCGACGGCGTCGATCTCATCAATGAATATAATGGCAGGCGCGAGCATCTCTGCTGCTTCAAACAAATCTCTGACTCGAGATGCACCAACACCAACAAACATTTCAACGAAGTCTGAACCTGAGATGGTTAGAAAGTGAACGCCGGCTTCGCCGGCGAGGGCCTGAGCTAAAAGTGTCTTGCCTGTTCCGGGCGGGCCTGCTAATAGAATCCCCTTTGGTAGTTTGGCGCCGAGCTTATAATACTTAGCTGGATCTTTGAGATAGTCAACAACCTCTTCAAGGTCTGCCTTTGCCTCATCACACCCAGCCACGTCAGAAAATTTCTTTTTATTTTCACCTGGCAATATGATCTTATGCTTGCTTTTATTGAAGTCCATTGCCCTGCCTTGTGTTTTAGTCATATTTTTGACGAAGAAAAATATGATACCAAAAATAAGAACGAATGGAAGGAAGCTGCCCAGGAATGACCAAAATGCCGACGGTGTTTCTCTGGGTGATATTACCAGCTTTAGGCCCGGATGATGCTTTTGTGCCAGATCAAGGAAGCCCTCTGTAACTGGGCCTACTGAGGTTGTGATTCCGGGGTCGTCATCCTGTATCAGTTCCCATCTATCTCCGCTAATCGTTAGCGTTGATTTTGAATCTTTCCCTGCGGGCAGCTCCTGAATAAGTTGAATCATCTCAGTATAGCTGACTTTTCTTACGTTGCTATCTCTGTGTCCTGGCGATGACAATAAAAAGAAAATTATCGCGAGGGCCATAAACCAAAGTCCCAACGTTCTTGGATTGGCGTTTCTTATAGAGTTTCTCATTTATTTCCTTCGTTGGGATTATTATACTCTCTATTCCGTCCTTGGATTAGATTTCTATGCTCTATATCATATATAGCCCTTCGGGTCTTTAACATACTATCCGGAGTCACAGAAATTGAATCAATTCCCTGCAGAACAAGGAACGCTGCCAGATCTGGAAAATCAGATGGACCCTGGCCGCATATTCCGACTTTGACACCGCAGGCTTTAGCCTGACAGATTACCATTGCTAGCATCTTCTTTACAGCGTCATCTCTCTCATCGTAGAGATGCTGGACCAGCTCACTGTCTCTGTCTAAGCCGAGAGTAAGCTGCGTTAGATCGTTGCTTCCGATTGAGAATCCATCAATGTGTTTTGCAAATTCACCAGCAAGGATTACGTTGGATGGTAGCTCAGCCATTAAAAATACTTTTAGGTCCTCTCGGCCTCGTTCAAGTCCGTAAGCACTCATGACATCATATACTTTGTGGAGTTCGCCGACTGTTCGGCAGAATGGAATCATCACTGTCACATTCTTCAGGCCCATCTTTTCGCGAACTCGACGAATGGCTTTGCACTCCATCCCAAACGCTTCTCGGTATTCGGGTGAGTAATAGCGTGATGCGCCTCTCCAACCGAGCATTGGATTCTCTTCCGTAGGCTCGAAGTGTTCTCCGCCTAGCAGACCTCGGTATTCGTTGGATTTAAAGTCGCTAAACCTGACGATTACTTCGTTGGGATAGAATGCTGACGCGATCTTTGCAATACCATACGATAGACGCTTGATAAAGAACTCTTCTTCACTTTCATAACCCTTCGTCAAATCTTCAATCTTTGCTGTGAGCTCCGGGTCGCCTACTTCTCGATGCTTAAGCAGCGCCATCGGGTGTGCCTGAATGTAGTTGTTGATGATGAACTCTTCGCGCGCCAAGCCGACTCCCGCATTGGGTATGGCAGCAAATTTAAATGCTTGGTCGGGTGATCCTACGTTCATCATGATCGGTGTATGGGTCTCAGCCAGGTCACTCAGCTTTGTGGTTAACGATTCATATAGCACAATCCCGTCGTAAATATTGGCAACGTCTCCCTCAGCGCATGATACGGTAACGATCTGTCCTTCATTTAGGCATTTTGTGGAAAGCCTTTTGTCTAAACCTTTGGCACCGACCACTGCTGGAATTCCCATCTCACGGGCGACAATTGCTGCATGGCAGGTTCTGCCCCCTCGGTTGGTGATGATGGCTGCTGCCTTTTTCATTATAGGCTCCCAGTCTGGATCAGTCATCTCTGTCACTAGCACATCGCCGGGTTCAAAATCTGTCTCGTCAGATCCGCCGTCACGGCCGTCGAGTGAATACATGATTCGAACTTTACCCGTTGATATTCCATCACCAACTGCAACACCTTTTGCAATTAAGCGTTTGGCGCGGAGCGGGTCATTGACATGATATTCAGTTATCACGTCTTGCTGGCGTTGAGAGTGGATTGTCTCCGGGCGGGCTTGCACGATATATAGCTCGTGCGTCAAACCATCAACAGCCCACTCAACATCCATCGGACACCACGTTCCGCGGAGGTTTGTGTAGTATGTTTCAATCTTGCATACCCAATCGGCTAGCTTGAGAACCATCTCGTCATCGATACAAAATGATCCTTGCTGGTCAGGTGAGACAGAGATGATTTTTGTTCTCTCACCTGGGTTGTCAGAGTAGATCATCTTCTTGTCTTTGTCACCCATCCGCTTTTCAATGATCGGCGTGTATCCGCTCTTTAGTGTAGGCTTGAATACCAGCATCTCATCCGGTGATACAGCTCCTTGCACCACCATCTCACCCAAACCCCACGAACCGTTAATGAGAACTACATCCTTGAATCCAGACTCCGTGTCCAGCGAGAATGCGACGCCTGAAGCTCCGAGATCTGACCTGACCATCTTTTGAACGCAAGCTGAGAGTCCTACATCGAAGTGATCGTAATTGAATGTGGTTCGGTATGATATCGCTCTGTCAGTAAAGAGGGACGCGAAGCAATTGCGGGTTGCAGTTAGAACGCCCTTCCAGCCTCGAACATTCAGAAACGTCTCCTGCTGGCCGGCGAAAGAGGCATCCGGTAAATCCTCTGCAGTGGCGGAAGATCTCACAGCAACATCTGTGATATCCTGGCCATATCTCTGGGAGAGCTCCTCATAGGCAATCTTGATCTCGGCGCGCATATCATCTGGGAACTCACACTGACGAATCATCTCTCTGATCTGAGTGCCAATTTGCCTGAGCTGGACAAGGTCATCAACGTCGCATGATTCGATTAGCTTTCTGATTTTGTCTTCGAGGCCATTAGCTGCGAGGAAGTCTCTGTATGCCTGGACTGTAACTGCAAAGCCGCCCGGGATATTGACACCGATCTCAGACAGTGATTGAATCATCTCTCCCAGAGAGGCACTCTTTCCGCCGACCTTCTCAATGTCTGTGAGACGAAGGTCCTTCAAATCAATTGTATATTTTGACATTTTACCGTTCTTTATTTTAGGCCTTCACGCCATTTTTGAATTTCTTCTAATTTTTCCCGGGTTGTGCTAGGTGATTCACCCTTTTTGGCGCGCTCTGAGATCGGAACTGGGTCGCCATCTTCATCGATTCTAACAAACTTGATGCGTGTTGAGCAAACAACCTTTTGCTTCATTGTGTATGCAGATTCTTTTCGAGCCTCGAGTTCCAGCGTTATTGACGTGTTGCCATATTCTGCAACCTTACCGTAGATCTTAATTACGTTTCCTGCCTTGACCGGTAGTAAAAACTCAACTTCATCCATTTTGACTGTTACCATTCTCGGAGTCTGGCATGACTCTGCTGCAAGAACGCCGCCGGCTTGATCGAGATGTGACAAAAGGACTCCCCCGAAGAGGTTATTGTGAACGCCCAGATCTTTGGTCAGACATATGAATGATGTAATTAGCTTCATTTCTTTTTATCGTCTGTTTCAAATTGAAGGGCGCTGTTACTGATTAGGTTGGTGCTTGACTGGATCTTACCTCCGCCGATGTTGAACTTAACCTCACAGCCGATCTTGTCGCATAGATCATACTCGGGAACGTTGGACGCAGCATCTCTGTCTCCGCCCTTGGCAAAGATCGCCGGCTGGAGGATATCTAATGCACCTGTCACAGTTTGAGATCCATCGTCCCAGCCCACAACATAATCAACACCTGCAATTCCGGCGATGATTTCCATTCTCTCTTGATGGGGCATGAATGCAAATCCTTTTTTTCGTTGCAAAAATTCATCGCTATTGACGATGACAACCAAGATATCACCGAGCTCGGCAGCATCTTGAATACAGCGCAAGTGACCTACATGCATTGGATCAAATCCGCCTGACGTTGCAACCACAACCTCTGACGGTTCTGCAGTCTTGAGGATTCCCTCTCTCAGAGATTTGATATCTTTATAGATTCTGGCTGGGGCGGCGACTCTTTTTAATCTCATTTACTTCTTTTTCTTGGTTGTTTTCTTGGTTGTTTTCTTTGCTCGACGTACCGGTGACTTTCTTTCTGCCTTCTTTTTAGGAACAACAGCTTTTTCTAAATCAGGAGTCACAGCCTCAGATTGCATAATTGCATCCTCGGGAGTTTGAGCATTGTTAACCTTAGCCTTTTTCTTTGCTTTAGGCTTTAAGATTTTATTTACTGCTTTTTCAACCGCAGGATTATCGGGCTTTGAATCTTCCCAATTTGTTGATACTTTTTTGGAAATCTTTTTCTTCGAAGCAGGTTTCTTTTTTGAAACAAGCTTTTTAGAATTCTTGATTTCAGATCTGGGTATTGCAGTTATTTCACTTTTAGTTTCGACAATATCATCTGCAGATACAGGTTTTATCTTTTTGTTTTTGACTGCCATTGAATTTTTACATCTAGATGCCATTTACTTATCCTCGTTTTTATTATTCAAAATTTACATATTCTTTTAAAATACTGTCTGTCATCTTGATCATTCTAGAATATTCGTATGCTACATCATGCTGTTTTACTAAAGAGTTATTATTCCCTTTTCCGTCTAGATTGTTATGACACTCAATAATATACTTCCGAAGCCCAAC